TGGAATCGGCTGCTCCTTGTCGTTGCGCCGGATGTACTCAATTATCTTCTCTGCTAGGCTTGGCTTTTTCTTGCTCATAGTTTTGTAGGAAATACTTGCAGTCTCCGTTGTGCTTCATCGATGGCGTGAGCCAAGATTGCAACAGGTCGTCTGCCTTGATGGTGTAGCGAAGGCAGTTGTCCCGGTTCACGCACAGGACGTTTCGGATCCAGCCGTCGCACTTGGAGATGTCAGTCATTGTCTGTACGGATATCGAAGGTGTCGTTTCGCACAAGGCGGAACTGGTCGGTAGTCATATGCCGGATGACCCCGTCCTTGTCTAGGACTACGGCGAACACATCGTTAGAGAATGTACCGCCGTCACGGACATACAGGAGCATCCCGTAACCAAGGGGTGTCTCAACCGGCATAGGGTTACGGAACTCGTATATCATTTAACAGGCTCCCACTTGTTCCAAGGCTTGGACATCAGTTCGTTCCAGCGATCCCGGTCAGCCTTGGTCGTCTTCTCGACCCGCTGTACTTCTTCCCAGGTCAGACCCTTCTTGATGAATCGGGTATTCTTGCAGGACATACCGACCTGCTTCGGGTGCTTCACGGCTGCTTGCCCTCCTTGGCGGTATACTTGTCGATGCAGGGAGGGACTACATAGGGAGCGACGACACCCCACATACTGTTGCCCTCCCCGGCCTTGGTCAGCCGTTCGACTTCGGCCTTGAGGCGGGCGTTCTCGTCCGACAACTCACGGACTTGCTTGCCAAGGTCTAGGACGTTCCTGTTCAGGTTATGAAAGTGAACGTAGTTAACTTCAATCATCATCGCTTGTCCTTGTAGTAGTTGATCGAGTCAAAGAACTCGTCACGCATAGCACGGGCTTCCTCTAGGCTCTTGGACAGAACCTTATACTGGCGCTTACCGCCCTGCGTCCACTTAAGAACCCAGCGGTCAGCCTTGTCCAAGGTGATGTTCCTGTTCGGATTATCCCGACCCATAATCCCTTTCGGAATCAGGTCGTAAGACGGGTCACAGTAACCGGCCTTGAGGAGTTCACGCATTCGGCCTGGGTCGATGCCCAAGCTGCGAGAGCGTTCTTCGATGTCTTCTGGGTAGTGCATTATGCGGGGAAATACCAGCCACTGCCGAAGCGGTGGGCTTGCTTGCCGATGTAGTTATCTCCATCGACTTTGAAATACATAAATCCGTTCTGCCAGCGCAGGCTGCCGGGGAACCTATAGGCGTATTCGGCATCCTTCTGGCGACCCGCCCAACCACAGAGCCAAGCAGCTCCGCCATCGTAGTTCTCGATGTTCAACTGTTCCAGTCGGTGGAGGTGACCCATACAGAAGCCACCGCCAGGTCGTCCGAACGTCCGGGCATCTTTAAGCAAGGCGTTCATCCCGTGGGAGAAGCCGTGGATAAAAGTGATAGGGCCGATGACGATGCGTCCGCTGCTCACGTTGTAAGGCTTGATGACCTTGCATCCAGATCGGCGTAGGACTCCCATCATCTTGTCTAGGAGTTCCTGCATATTCTCCCTGTCCGTGATGGAGTCGGTGCTGGAGATAATCTGCCGGATTCTGTCGTCGTGGTTTCCGAATAAAAAATGTGTGGGTCTATAGCGTTCGATCCAACGGATTCCCGCTTCCAGGTCTTCCTCCAGTCCCTCACGGGCTTCCTTGGAGGTCTTGTCTACCCCGCGCCTAGCCCAGCGGAAGTCCCAGTTATCGCCTAGGTGTACCCTGTACCGGGGCTTCACCCGCTTGGTGAACTCCATAATAGCGTCTAGGGTGTCCTCACAGGCTAGGTCGCCGTGGTTGTCGCCCATAGCGACGATGTCGTATTTATCACTCATTGTCTTTGGTAAGGCCAATCAAAGCCTCATCGAGCCTATCGTCAACTTGGTCGAGGATATCGAAGCGGACAGGGTTGTCCCAGGTGATGGCGATCTGGTTGCCTCCGGGGAGTTGCTCGTAGATGTCGGCAAGTGAGAAGTCATCTACCTCGACATAGGCATCCTCAAGTTCGCCTTCCTTGGGTTCGTCCCAGTAGTAGGCGATGAAGACGTTCACGTCGAACGTGCGTTCGCCCACCTTCATCCCGCTGAACAGGTGGTTGTGAAACTTAATTTCCACTGATAGCGCCGGTTTCTCTAGCCGGAGTCTTGAGGTTATAACGCTCGCAGTATCCGTACAGGCCACGGCGGGACGTGCCAGCCATACGGCAAGCCTTGCTGACCCCGTGCTTGAGGGCGAGTTGATAGGCGACACGGGTCTTGAGTCCGTGCCGGATGTTGGTGAACACGCCACGCGCCACCAGTTCAGCTGCCTTCTTGTCCAAGCCTTCAGCGTTCCAGATGTAGGGCTTACCCTCACGCTTGGCGTACTGGACGATGGCATAGACCTTAACGCCGTAGGACTTAGCTGCCGACTCAAGGGTGCATCCAGTCTTCTGGATCATCTCGTAAGCCAGGACTACCTTCTGGGCTACCTTGAGGATAGGACGACCACCCTTTGGCTTGGGCTGTTCGACAGGGGTCATCATCGCCCTGACCTTGGCCGGGTCTAGGCCGACCATTCGTAGCAGATGGTCGCTCACGACTGCTTGCTCTCCTTAAGCATCATTGCGATTGTTTCGTTTAGGATATGGTTGCTCTCTTGTGCGTCTGCAAGTTCGGCGCGGAGGGCTTTGACCTCGGCCTTGAGGCTGGAGACTTCTTCGTTCAGTTCTCCGACCCGCTTCATCATCGTCAGTTCTAAGGCGCTCATCCTTGTTGGCCTGGGTGGTTGGACTTGCGACGGGCCTGTTCACGGCCAACGGCGAAGCGAAGGATTTCCATAATCTCGTCATCGCTCAGAAGGTTCTGGTCGATGGTCTGGAGAGAGGAGAAGAACTCCGTGGAGTTGCCGGAACCCGTCTTGCCATCGACGGACTTCGGCTCCTCCTGCGGATCGTAGGGTTTGTGGTTTTCGTACATAAGGAAAGTACTTGAGGATTAGAACGGAACGTCGTCAACCGGCGGCTCGTCGATGATGACTTCCTCCTTGGAGGCGGTGGGCAGTCCGGGCATCGGCTGGTAGGCTTCAGCGGACTGGTCGAGGGCGAGACGGAACGCCTTGTCCTTGTCCGAAATCTTACCCTTGTAGGGCTTCGGCTGGTAGTTCTCGCGCCACCACTTGAGGGAGGCGGGGTTGAGTTGACCAAGGGTCTGGCCCTGCTGCTTGCCGAACGGGATGACCACAGTACGCCACGTGCCGTCAGAGACGACAGGGGCCGGAGCCGGACGGGGAGCAGGGGCAGGAGTGTTGGCGACTTCTTCGTGATGGGAAGTGTTGGCGACGTAGTTAGTGTCAGCACCACCACCAGCCCACGCAGGCAGCTGGGGCGGATTCCACTTGAAGTACTGCTTGTCCTTGGTCGCACCCTGATACTTGCCGTTCGGGTCGATGACCGCCCAGGCTTCCGGCAGATCGTAGAGGTAACGGCCAATGCCCAGGTTCACCACGGCTCGCTTCATTGCGCCAGACGCAGCGGACTTGAACGGGTCGATGTCGCCGTTGGCTTCCACGGCACAAGAGCCGGTGACAGAGCGATAGGGGAACAGGGGAACACCTTCTCCGTGACGACACTCGATGGTGATGGTCACAGTGCAGACAGCCTGGTTGCCGATCTGCTTGAACTCCTCGGAGTGCGACCAGTTCATACCATAGACTTCGTCGAGGCGTTCCATCGCCGCACGATTGTCGATGTAGGCGAGGCACTTCGCCCAGAAGGAGCCGTCCTGCTTCTTGCCGGACGACTGGAGTCGCCACTCGATTCGGTCAGGGCCGAACGGGGCGCGGAGTTTGTTGATGATTTCGTTGCTCATTTGGTTGGTATCGTTGGACATAAATTATTCGAGATCGATGTTGAAGATGGAAGCGATGTTGGAGTCGGAGTCTTTCTGATAGGACTGCCACGTGTCAAACGTAGACTCGTAGGAACGCCAAGTCGCATTGAATGCGTCGAGGACATCCGGGTCTAGGTCACGTCCGTGGTGCAGATTGAACTGGCGCAGGGCGTGGAACAGTCGGTTCAACTTGTCAGACAAGTAGACGATTTGGTTCTGCTGGTTGTTGATGGTGTGTTCCACTCGCTCCGCCTCTTGGTTGATGAGACGGGTGAGGGACTTGATGTCGGTTGCTGGGTTGCTCATTGGGGGAAATTACTTAGACAGGATGTTGTACGCTCGCAGGAGGATGGCCCTGCGTTTGCCGGAAGTCACGTTCATATTAAACCCGAACGAGGAGGCCATATGATAGCCCATATTGTAGGCCATATACAACTTGATCGGGGTCGGCTTAATCTTGTTACGAATCATACGCTCTTCGTGCATACGCAGGATGAGTCCAGCTGCTTGGCTGGCGATGTCGTAGTTCATCGAGTACTCTTTCCAGTCCACGGGAAGGCCGGGGTCGTGTGGGCCTCCGTGACAGATGCTGTAGGCGACTGCATCGGCCCAAGCCCTCTGCCCGATCTGGAAAGCCCCACGGCTTTTCCCGCCATCGCCAATAGCATCCTCGTTGACGTTAGACTCGATGATGGCAATCTTGTGAACCAGGTCGTCGGTCACGATGGACTTGGCTTCGCAGGACACGGCAGCCAGCAGGAATGAGAGGAGATGTTTCATCGCTTGATGTTTCGTTCGTGGGTGTTCCAGCCAGCGCCACACACGTAAGCCCGGACGACCACGTGGATATTGTCGTCGTCTACAGTCACGTTGACATCGACGTTCTCGTTCTGGATTCGCAGATCGCCGGTGGATTTGCCCTGAAAGTTCTCAAGGACATTGACGATTACGTTGTCTGCCCAGGCATCAAAGCCCAGTCGTTGGATATCGTTTTGCATAAGGATGTGAATGGTCTGTGAGCAGTGTGAGTAAAGGTCAAGCACGATTCTTCACATTGTGTTCGATTATAATATCAGCCACCTTTTCCCGTACCGCCCGGATGTGCTTGCACTTACGCAGGGCAGGGGGAACCTGGCTGTCCTTGCCGTTCAGACGGAAGACGTACTCCTCGCACGTGCAGCTCCCGGCGTACAGGTCTACGCTATGCGCCACGTTCTTACGGCTCTGGCTGGTCACCATCCACCTCATAGGGGGGAAGGCGGAGTCCAGTTGCTTAAGAGTGAACTGCGGTAAAGTACTCACGGAGGCGACGGAGAAATGCTTCCCCTGTTTCTTTGTTGTTGAATCTGTCGAGGAGGGTTGTGCCATTATAATTCGTAGTGATAATTGTAGTGCGAAGATTGCTAGTGCGTTCGTCGAGGATGGCGAACAGGTCGGACTCCATCCGGGCGGTCAGTCGTTCCTTCCCCAGATCGTCGAAGGCGAGCAGCGGGACGTTGCAGAAGTAATCCAAGACTTGGCCGTGTTTGTGGTCATCGAACCCCTTCTCGATTGCCATCTCAAGTTTACGCATCGGCAACCACACCGCCTTGTCGGGGAAAGCATTATACCAAAGGCGATTGAAGACTACCCAAGCCGTTCGGGTCTTGCCGGTTCCAGTCGTGCCGTGGAGCAACAGGCTTGCCTTGTCTCCAGGCTCCCAGGTTGAGGCTCGCTGGAGGTTCTCTGGCAGTCGAGCGATGTCCGTGTCGATGAAGGCAACGGGATATTCTGGATGACGATCAAGCCAGATGTATCCGTGCTTCTCGAAGACCTTGGCATACTCAAAAGGGTAATCCCAATATGTCGCCTTGCCGGAGTCAGCGCAAGCACGGCACGTAAAATACTTGGTGATGAATACCTTCTTTGCCGGGTCGTACACAGGGGTCAGTGGCCCCTTGCATCCGTTGCAGAACGGCTTGGGCTTAGAATCCATTGTTGTGGTCTTCACGGGTTAAGATTTTCGTAAAAGGTTTACTATTACGCTTCTCTGGGAACAGACCCTGCCAGTCGTTGGAGATAGATCGGTTGATGCACTCGACGGCTTCCTGCTCGGTCAGACCGGCAAGCAGCTTGAGTTGCTTCTCCTGGGCGAAGGCAGACAACTTCTTCTTAGTCTTAGTCCGATAGTTAATCCACTCCCCCCAAGCCTTAGCAAAGTTATCAGCGTGAGGAAGGGGTAAGGGGATTGTATCTATCTCTTTTCTATTCTCTTTTCTACTCTTGGGTGACAGATTGGCGTGAGGGTCACGACAGTCTGGCGTGAGGGTCACGTCAACTTGGCGTGAGGGGGTGGAGGCAGAATACGATCCGATGGTCTGCACCCGGCGCTGGTTGCCAGCCGCCTCATTGATGACCTTGATGACCAGACCCACCTCCTCCAACCGGGACAGGTATCGCTGGATTGCCCTCTCGCTGACTCCCAGACGGCTTGCGAGCCAGTCGTTGGATGCCCAGCACCCCTTGCCCCCGTCCAAGACCTCCAGAAGCCCGTAGAGACACTTCTCCTCCAGGCTCAGGTCTGGGCGTGAGAGGACAGCCCCTGGAATCCAGAGGCCGAACCCTTCCTTTGGTGCGGTCACGACAGGGTGTCTCCCAGCGTGAGGGTCAGAGGCTTGCCGAAGTTGAAGCCCGGATAGACCCCAGATTCGTGGCACTCGTTGTACAGGCGGTAGTACTCGTCCAGCCGGAGTTCGGCGTGGGCCAGCCAGCCTTCGTCGAGGATGACCTTGGCGCAGTCGTGGGCTGCCGTCTCCGTCTCAGCGAAGTACAGGGCCATCTCCTTGGGACTCTTGTTGAGGACGATCTGGAGACAGCGACGATAGTGGGCGAGCTGCAAGTCGTAGCCCCGGTCACGGATATCCCAGAACAGTTGCTTCTTGGTGAGAGCCTTGCCGTAAGTCTTCACGTCCCCAAGGTAAATCTCGTCGCCATCCATCGCTAGGATATCGATGCGAGCCTTCATCAGCCAGCCATACTTGGGATGCTCGCAGAACAGGGTGACCTCGGTGTCGATGCCGGTGCGACCCATCAGTTCAGCGAAGTAAGGGAACGCCTTCAACTTGTCAGCCGTGGCCTTACCCTGCTCCATCTGGGACGGAGAGAGGAGGATGCCGTCGGGGTGTTCGTCGCGCCACTTGGCACGGGCGGTCTTGCTGCCCTCGCCGGTGGTCGGCAGGCAGGCGAAGTTCTCCAGAGTGCCTTGGTCAATGGTGAGGGCGTGGACGTAGTTCCCTAAATCGGTGGCAGCCGACGACTCGAAAGTGTCAGTCTCAGCGAACAGGGGGGAGACGTTGAACTTCTTGAGATAAGAAGCGTTAACGCCGGGGTTCTTCTTGTATTCAGCGAACGACAGCCCGCTGATGATTTTGTTGTATTTGCTCATAGGTGAGAGGAAGGGGGTTTACTCAACGTAATCGTCAATGTCAATGACAACTTGTGCCGTCTCTGAATGAATCTTCTTGAGGATGAGTTCGACGATCAGGTTGTCGTCAGTCAGCCAACCGGCATCCACCATACAATCCAGCACGGACTTGGCTAGGTTGTCTACGTCCGGCCTGGTCGTCTTAGGGATGCTATGCCCAGCCTTGGCGGACTGTTTGGTATGAGGGTAGACGAATACGATACCCACCCTTGTTGCCTCCTCGTAGGTCTTGACCTGGAACTTGGTCTTGGCCTCACGCAACAGGGCGGTGAACTCAACACCCCACTTCTTGGCAGAGGACTTAGCCATCTTGCCTACGAACATAGCCCCCGTCTTCTTGTTCTTGAGGATACGAAGCGCAGCTTGGTGCGTAGGTGGCGGTTCAATACGTAGTGAGATGAGAGGCATACGATGTGTTACTCCGGCTTGCTTCCATTGGTCAAGGTGGCATATTGACTTTATGGATACTGACCCGAAGTTTGAACGTCTGGCTGAGAACAACCCGGACGCTGGCAAGAAGCTGCCGAAGGCCACAGTCAAGCGGATCGAGGAGTTGCTCAAGCAGGGCGTACCTTCCCCGGAGGCCGCCAAGTTGACCGCTGTCGAGCCGAAGACTGTCACCGAAATCAAACATCAACTCGCTGACTCCGGCCAACTCGACATCCTTTCCTTCAAGCGCAAGACTGCTGCCAGGCTCGCATCATTCGTAAGCAAGGCAACCGAACGCTTGGAGTCTGAAGTGGATGGTATTCCGCTGGGTCAGTTGATGCTCTCTACTGCTATTGCCATCGACAAGTTGGACAAGTTGGTCGATCCCACGCCTACTGTGAACATCAAAGCAGAGTTGAGGATTTCTGCTGACGACATCAATAAGTTGCTGGATGCCAACAGTTTGGTCATCGACGTTCCGCCAAGCGAAGAGGCTAAATCGGAATAAAAGCAAAAAGATTTATTTAGGCGTTGACTGGGTAGGGGTGCGATGTTCTGATCGCAGTCCTTCCTATGAAACTACCTACGTTCAACACGACCCGACAGTACGTCGTCGTCATCACCCGCACCGGCCTGCGCCACACGCACTCCGTCCTGTTCTACAAGGACAAGAATGAGGCTGAAGCCTACAAGACCCAGCTGCTCGCAGACAAGGCTCTGACGAACCTGGACATCGCAGTCAGCATCATCGAAATCGATATGTCCTGCTACGACTCGCAGGATGGCTGGATCTTCCCGGTTCAGTACGGCATCGAAGCCACCTTCAAGCCTGCGGCTGAAGCCATTCAAATCTTCTAATTCTCCCACCACATATGACTGAAGCCACCACATCCAAGAAGCCCTCGACTGTCGCAGAGATGGTCGAGTATTTCTCCATCCTGCCTCGCGCCAAGACCCGTCTTGAGCAGGCACTCACCGACGAGATCGTCAAAGGTCTGACCTGGAATACCCTCCGGGCTTTGGCGTTCGCCTGTCGTGACCCCAAGACCAGTGCCAAGGACATCACGCTTTCCCAGAAGGTGATGATGTACCGCAAGTACGACAAACTGTGGGACTCCATCTCAGAGGCCACCCGCCTCTACGGATCCAGCATCAACGACATCAAGTGCCAGCCGGAAGTCGGCGAAGATGTCGCCTCATTCCGCACTCGCTTCCTTCAGGCTATCCTTGGCCTCAACAAGTGAGCGACGAAGACTACATCCTTTCCTTACAGCACACAAACGAAGAACTCGAAATGGAAATCCAAATCCAATGCGAGGAGAAAGAAATCCTCCAAAAACACATCGACGCTATGAAGAAGCTGCTCAACGAGTTTGAGACTATCTGCTCCGGCCGTGCGTCCGACCCGATGGTCGCCACGATCAAGAAGTGGCGCACCCTCCAGAAGAAGATGAAGAAGGAGGAACGTCTCTGATGCGATACTTCTCAGTATGCTCCGGGATTGAGGCGGCTTCGGTAGCGTGGCACGACCTGGGCTTTACCCCGGTGGGCTTCAGCGAAATCGAACCCTTCCCCTGCGAGGTGCTGAAGCAACGCTTTCCCAACGTAAAAAACTATGGCGATCTCACCCGATGGAAAGAATGGAATCTCGAACCAGGAACAGTTGATGTTCTGGTCGGAGGCCCACCCTGCCAAGCCTTCTCAGTTGCCGGACTGCGAGAAGGAATGGATGACCCACGTGGTAACCTATCCCTCGTCTATTTCGGATTGGTTAACCACCTTAAGCCAAAATGGATTATTTACGAAAACGTCCCCGGTCTTCTGTCCTCGCGCTCTGGATCAGACTTTTCGTCCCTCCTCACCGCCTTGGCAAGTTGCGGGTATGGGTTCGCCTGGAGAGTGCTGGACTCACAGTTCTACGGCGTTCCGCAACGCAGGCGGCGTATATTCCTCGTTGGGAGCCGTTCTGGCGACTGGCGACATCCCACAGCAGTACTTTTTGACGGCAAAGGCAGCTACGGGCGTTCTACGGCGCAGCCGACTTCGTGGGAAGGAACTCCCCCCCCTGTTGGAGCAGGCACTAATGGCAACAGCCGGATTAACTGCACAGCAGATGGAATCTCTGGGGCAGTCACAAACAAGTGGAGCAAAGGAAGCGGAGGCCCAGCAGGAGATGAACACTACAACCTCATCGCCGGAGTCGCTGACCGAGGAGACGCAGGACTGGTAGAGCAACTGCC